CCGATTAACTACGGGAATATCAACGTATTCCTGATAGCTTCCCGTTCTGCCAGCTGAGTTCAACCACTCGATATCCGGTCCAGATATAGTGGTCCCAATAATCGGGATCCCTTTATGGCTGGAGTTATCTACACCCGTCAAAACCCATTCAAGCGGTTTATCCAGCTCCCGGGCTAAATTCATAGCCAGGTCCAGCGATGGCATAGCATCGTTATTTTCGAGGTGCGACAGACCGGCACTGGATATCCCCACGCGCTCGGCCATAGCCCGCATGGAAAATTTCCTTTTATCGAGGGCCTTTAGTTCCTCGCGGCGTTCTTTCAGCCATTCACCACGTTTTTTCATAGTAGGCATCATAAATCACTTGTGTACAGCTGGCTATACAAACCAAACCGTAAAGATCCTTTCAAAAGTGCTAAATAAACTAGACGATTCTGATAAGCTGGCTTATCATCCGACTTATGAAAACGAATCATGCTTTAGTCGCAGTTGGCGGAATAAAGGAGCTCTGCAGACTCCTGAACTGCACTCGTAGCGCGGTTTACCAGTGGGGCGATGAAATCCCTGAAAGCCGCCAGTATGAGCTGGAAGTTAAGACCAATGGTCTTTTGAAGTCTGACTACACATTGCATAAGGATGCGGGAAAAAGTGGAACGAGATAAATGTCTGGCCCGGGACACGATGTCCTCAGTCGTTATCAGAGCGACACAGCAGATGCTGTCTGCCACAGGCGAGAGCGTCTCTTCATTTGCTACCGAGCGGCTTATTCCCGCGCTGGAGATTCAGGGTCTTATCAATATGGGCTCTGAAGGGGTGCAGGTTGAAGACTATATCCGGTGGCGTAACCGTTGTATCAAACGTGCACAACGCGTGATGGCTAACGAAACACCTCTGCCGGCTGACTGGATCATCACCTGGATTTCGGTACTACCGGAACAGTTCCGGAACAAGTGCTCTCAGAAGCTGGCTGCCATGCAAGGCCTCCAGTGGGTACGCCTGCCGAAATATAACCGAATCCGCGTTGAATCGATTGAAGCCGAGATAGACACCATAACGGTAAAATTTGGTGAAGTTTTGGCGCATTCAGCCCCGGCACACGATGGCTATTACGACGGTAACGACAATAAAGTCGCGGTAAAAATGCTGCAGAACCGACTGACAGAAATGCTGGCCTACCTGAAGCGGGAAATCATGAATATCGAGATGGCCACCGGTATCGCACCAGACTATTTCGATATCAGCGAACACAGCCCGCTGGCCGGGGTGCACCATGCTCCAGCTTAATTTTGTTCGCGATGAGCTCACTGCAGCCCTCCTCGACCTGTCCAAAACCGGCCGCAATCAGATAGTGGCCATGGCAGAACGTGCATCGGCATCGGATCGGTTTACAGCCCGACCAAAGCGGGAAATCGCGATGGGCGAGGATGAAGTAGTGATTGTTGACGCGGAGCCGGTCAGGTTTACCGCTGGGAAAAAATTTAAGACGAGCAGCATGCCAGTAAATCCCGCTATTTTCCGCCAGGTATCCTGGCGCGTTGCCATGCATCGTCTGCCAGCTGCTTCGCGGTCATGGCTGAATTATTGCTACGGCGATGCATTGTCGTTCGAAGATCAGACGATCCTGGTTACTCATATCTGGCAAGGCCTGGAGTCTCATATCCGGGAAAATAAGCTTCCGAAGATGAACGGCAAAACAGAGAAGAACCTGAAGGCACTGGTAATGCTGGCTGTTCAGGAAACTAAATATTTTCTTAGTAAAGAGGAATATCGGTATACCCAGGAAGAACTCAGCAAGCTTTGTGGCGTGAGCTGGGATAACTGGAGAAAACGATATCAAAGCCGCTGGGAATTAATGCTAAGCGGCCTGAATGAATTAGACAGCGAGGCATTGAGCCATGTTGAGCAATTACGGAAAACCGCTTGCTGCGACAGGCGGTGAGATACCGCCGTGTTTATGCAGTAAGGTAATGCGCTATTCCCCTACCCGGCCGAAGTTATTTAAATCAAGTTCACGGAATGAGCATGTAATGCTTTGTCCTACGTGTGGATTTAAAACCCACCCGGACTGGTGCAAAAACGCCGTAATTGCTGAATGGTGCGGAGCGAATAAACACGGAGATCACCACATTCAGGAAATGTGGATAAAACGCTATATGGAGCAGCAGAGCGAGAGCATAGCAACAAAACAGACAACTGGGACCATGGTCCCAACTCACAGGTAACAGGTTATGACAGAAAACCTATTCGGTACTAACCGTCATTACGAAGACAGTGATGATTTTTCTCAGCGTTATTTTTATCAACTACGAGGCTGCGTAGTTCCGCCAATTAAAGCTGAGAAAAAGGAAAGCGAGCAATCTATTCAAATAAAGCCTGAAATCAAGAGCCGCCGCCGGATTTCAATGGATGTAAGCCGAAATAAAAATAATCAGCGACATAAAAGGAAATAATCATGAAAACATTTCGTACAGCGTTCCCGTATGTATTGGAAAAGGCACTGCCAGATAACCTTGAGGATCTGATAGCAGATCGCGGCTTTGACGGATTAACAGATACCGCGCGTCTAGGCCATGGCTGGAGCCATGTGGCAAATGATAACCGTCTCCTCTTCGTAGACGGTAAGTATCTGCTGCGCTATCTCAGCTGCCAGCGCAAACCAGACGCTGTAGCTGCTGCGCGACTCGTTGATGAGCGTATCCAACAGGCCACAGAGGCTGGGCGTGAGATTAGCCTCGATCTAAAGCTGGAAATGCAGGTACAGGCTGAGAACGAACTAATGAAGTACGCACCGGTATCGAGTAGCGTGGTTTATCTGCTGCTCTGGCCAGCCCAGCGATTATTGATCGCCTCCGGTGGTACGGCCAAAAAATGCGAGGATGCGCTGAGCTATCTCCGTAAGACCTTAGATACACTCGCCGTGGCTCCATGGGGAGATTCTATTCGGTTGAGCGAAGTTGTCACGGAACATATGACAGCTGAGGAAAGTATTTATCACTTGCCAGAAAATTTATCTATTTCGACTTTTGGCAAAACATTATTTACCGGGGTGGATAGCTCGTTAAAAGTAATATTGGATGGCGTACAGAATGATACGGATGATGCCAAGAGCATGCTTTCAGGTATGTCAGCCCGGGCTGTTGAAATGTCACTGGTGCGCCGACCTGACAACGGACAAATAGAAAACCTTGCTAACTTCACTCTCCAGATGCCGAATGTAGGGAATATCCATTTTAAAAAATATGACTATGTCGATGATGTGGAACGCGACGATATAGCTCAAGAGCTGATTTCTGAAATGCATCTGGTTTGTTCATATACCCAACAAATCTTGTCAGCGTTGCAAGTATTCGTGGGTGCCAAAAGCGAGGAGTCAGCTACGGCTTAATTATGGCGCTGGAGTTATTCACGCAGGGACCCATGACAGAGGCGGAAGCGAACGCGCTGGAAAAAAGATATCGCGCGGCAGGTCGCCGCGTCTCTGTAACCGATTCGTTTCATCCCGGGCTTAAGAGCGTGCATGTCTTTTTACCGTCTCTTAAATATGCTCCGAGGCCGTCACGGACCTATCAACAAAAATTGTGGAACTAAAAAATGATGCTTCATAAAAATCTCTTGCAGATGATTATTGCTAACTGGTTAAACAGCGATAAGGTAATTATTGATACCGAAACGACGGGCCTGACCTATGGCGCTGAGATTATCGAAATATCGGTGATCGATATGAAGGGCAATGTGCTCCTTGATACGCTTGTTAAGCCTTCTTGCTCTATTCCACCAGAAGCGACGGAGATCAACCGAATCACCGATGAGATGGTTGCTGATGCGCCGAGCTGGAGAGAGGTTTACCCGGTATTGATGGACATTATCGGGGCCAGGAAATGGGTGGGCTGGAAGTCGGAATTTGATGCCCGGTTAATGGTTCAGTCATGCCTCATTAATGGACTTTATGACGACCTTTCGCCGGCGCAGCTGCTTGCCGAACACGAGCGGATCCACGGTAGTCAGATCGATGCGAAACGCACCTACTCCGAATGGTATGGAGAGCCAGACAGAGAACGCGGCGGATTTAAGCGCCAGCATCTCGCAGCAGCAGTTCGGCAGATGGGGGTTAAATTCCAGGGCAATGCCCACCGGTCATTAGCAGATTGCTACGCCGTCCTGCATGTGCTGATTCGCGCCAGTAAATGGGTAGCTCCTGAAACAATGACGATGGCGCAGATCCGTAACAGTTTGCCTATTGTTGCTCGCTTTGAGACGACAGCTGGGCAAGCCCTGTTTGATGCGGTGGAAGAGCAGCTGTTTCATAGCCATCAGGCGGAAAGACATAAAGACGATTTTACATATGGAGCTGTTATGTCGCAGGTGGCGTTGTACGAGAAAATCCAGATGCTGGCATCGGAAGTATATCGTTTCGCTTGCGCGTTCGGGATCGGTCAAAAGCGGACAGAGTTTTTTGCGGTCTATAGCGTGTTAAATAACCTTACTCGTCGTGGATATGCGCAACAGGTGGGTAAGGCAATGAATCCCCTGCTGGCGTGCTCGTGCCAGGATAATGAAGAGGAAGAAGGTTGATGGCTGAAAGAAATAAAGCCGTCCTGTTGAACTCTTTGAAGCAGCGAACAGGAAAAAGCATCGCTGCCGGCGGCGACGGTTACATCCCCACTGTAACCCTCTCGTTTGATGCGGGACTAAATACGCGCGCTATCAGACGCGTTTTAGATGAGATGGTAGCGGCCGGTGGCGTCGAACGTCGCTCGAATGGCCCGGGTAAGCCCTACAGCTATCGGATCATGGAGGACTGATGCTTTTAAACCATCGCAGCCATACGGCCACTGCAGACAGAGATACCTGGAGAACTGACCCGCGCATAGCCGCAGGCCTTTTCGAGATATTGCGGCCGTGCCATATCGACGGCTGCGCCAGCAGTGAAAACCACCTTCTACCGGAGTACTTCACGCAGCAGGATAACTGCCTCCAGCTCGACTGGATGGCGGAGGCTGGCAAGCGTGGCGTAACGCCAGCGCTCTATGCTAACCCACCATTCTCCAAAGAGGATACCCGCGCGGCGATCACCCATAACGGGATGGCCAACTTTTTCGGTAAAGCGCGTGCCGAAGCTGAGCGGGGTATGTACTCGCAGTGGCTGTTCCGGGCGCGCCCGGGCGAGAACTGGTTCCCGTGGTTTCTGGCCAGCCGGATCTGGTTTATCGTGGGACGGATAGGTTTTGTCGATCCGACTACTGGCAGGATTGACAATGACCAGACTGAAAATCACGCTGTCGCGGAGTTTATCCCGGGCGAGTTCCCCTTTATGGCCAGCGGGCTTCCCTTAAACAGGGACGACATCATAGCGGCAGGAACAAAAGTCATTGAGTCACGAAAATTCCCTGTCATGACAATGAGATATGAGCAACTAACCACCAGTTGATCACAAATCATCACATTTTACTTTGAATATTCCTCCTCGTTAATTACACTGTATGAATACACAGTATAATTAATTAGAGGGGGATCACATGCGGGTAGAAGTCCTTTTTAATCAGGATGCTAAGGTTTCAGCCAAAGTTATGGATGCCCTGCGCGGCCAGCTTGAAAGCCAGCTAAATCCCCTCTTCCCAAAGCTATCGCTGCGCATAGCCAAAAGCAGCAGCTCAATGGTGCAGATCACCGGCACAAAGAGCGACGCGGATAAACAGCAGGTTATGACTATCCTGGAATCCGTCTGGCACGACGATAGCTGGCTACCAGAATAATAATTCCTGAAGCCGGATTGGCTTGTTGTAGAGGAGGGGTAATGAAAGAAGAAATTTGCAGTTCAGAGTTACTGGCGCAAAAGTTGCAGCATATTAATTCGCTGTTCCAGCTCGCCCGCCGAACACTCGATAGCAACGATAGCAGTATTTTCATGGATGAAGTAATTGACCTGCTGGGCGCTGGCGCACAGATGACTCAGGAATGTGAAAACCTCCGACAGCGTATTGATGTTGATCTCTATCAGAAGAGCAGCAAATATTACGATTTGGTGGCCCACAAATAAAAATGGGACCATGGTCCCACATTAAGGGTTGCCAAAACGTCACAGAATAATTACTATTTCTCTATGTTGGGATTTTTATAACCGACACTTTACAACCGCCCTAGTGGCGGTTTTTTTGTGCCTTGAAAATGGGCGCTGCAGCATGTGTCACCATGCTACAGCTTTCAGCCCATGCCGCCAGACAGGGTGAAACAAGGCCCATTGCTGATGCGCATCAGCAGAAGGAGCCTAACAAATAAGGCTACAAAAAACCATGAAAAACACTGTAAAAATAAACAGTGCTACACTTGCGCATGCAGACTCGCTGGAGTTCATAAAAACATTACCGGACAACAGCATAGATGCAATTATCACCGACCCGCCGTATTACCGGGTCAAACGGAATGCCTGGGATAACCAGTGGCCGACCGTAACGGATTATCTCGCCTGGCTTGATGAGTTTTTTGCCGAGTTCTGGCGGGTATTAAAACCGGCTGGTTCTCTGTATGTATTCTGCGGTCCTAAACTGGTAGCCGATACCGAATTGCTTATTCGTGATCGCTTCAATGTGCTGAACCATATTGTCTGGGCTAAACCTTCCGGGCCGTGGAAAAGAAGCAACAAAGAGGGCCTACGCGCATTTTTCCCGGCGACCGAGCATATTATCTTCGCTGAGCACTACGGTGCTGAAGGATTTGCTAAGGGCCAGACGGGTTACGCAACCAAATGCCAGAAATTAAAAGGCGAGGTATTCGCGCCCCTGATTGAATATTTCAGGGAAGCCCGCGAGCGTCTCGGCATTTCAGCAGCTCAAATTAATGCGGCCACCGGCACGCAGATGTGTAGCCACTGGTTCAGTGCGAGCCAGTGGCAGCTTCCCAGCGAAAAGCAATATACAGCCCTGCAGGAGCTGTTTAACCGGGTGGCAGCAGAGAAGGCCTGCGATGGCCTGACGATTGAGCATGGCGCACTGCAGGCAGAATATCGAACCCTGTCGGCGCGTTATGGCGAGCTCGCATCACAGTACGAGGATTTGCGCCAGCAGTATGAAAACCTGCGTCGGCCGTTCTCGGTAACGAAAGACGTTCCCTATACAAACGTCTGGACCTATCCGTCCGTCCCGTACTATCCGGGTAAGCATCCGTGTGAAAAACCGCTGCAGATGATGCTCGATATCATTTCGGCCAGCACCCGCCCGGGCGACGTCGTGGCCGATTTCTTTATGGGATCAGGCTCCACGATAAAAGCGGCCCTGCAGCTGGGCCGCCAGGCGATCGGCGTTGAACTCGAAGAGGAGCGCTTCTTGCAGACGGTTTCGGAGATAGAGCAACAGTAACCATAGCCTCGCACCTGCGGGGCTTTTTTATGCCCGCCGCGCGGGTGGCGGAGCTATGACAACAGCAATCGAATACGGGAACCCCGATCTCTGGCTGGTATTGCTGATGCTGGCCGCCGGGGCAGTTTCAAGCGCCCTGCTCTCTACCGAGCCAATCAATTTACGGCGTCTCGCTGGTGATGTTCTGCGGGGCGTTATCGTGGCGCTCATCCTCTGGTCTTACGGGGCGATGGGCAAAGTTTCTATTCTGCAGGTGATCGTCTTTGCCGGGCTGTCAGCAGTAGCCTGGCCGCACACAGTGAACGAGATCACCGGATTCGCAAAGCGAACTATCAGCCGGGTTTTCGGCAGGAGAAATGAAAAATGAATTACGGCCTGATCAACAAGCAGGACGCGGTTTGCTATGCCCGCGAGGTCTGCGCGGTACTGGGCGGTGGTCTGACGGCGATCGCGTTGCTGGTCGAAACGGCTGCAGCGGAGACGCTGTTAGGCGATTACAAGGACCCCACGCCGGTAAGCGCCGGTACAGGGCTGACCCAAGTAGATCTCGGGACGTTTGAGTGGCTGCGCGATAAATACAAAAACAGCCGTTACGCCAGCGCCCTGCTCTCTGTGTTCGGCGTCGATCTGAGTCGTACAGCTTATCAGGAGCTACGAACCTCCCCGCTTCTGGCCATGATCTTCTGCCGTTTCCGTTACCTGGCTGCGCCGGGAGCTATCCCAGAAACGCGGGAAGGCCGGGCGGAATACTGGAAGCGCTATTACAACACGTCGGCAGGCAAAGGCACGCCGGCGGATTATCTCAACAAGTGCCAGCGTGCCGGTGTCGATGCGCTGCTGAACGAACAGCGCAGCTGCGCATAAGGATCCTCAATGAACAGTCTTAAAAAAGTCGCCCGGGCGTGGGCCGTGATGAGCGCCGCTTTCCTTCTTCTCGCTGCGGCCACCCGGCCCGCGTTCGCGCTCGATGGCATGGATATCGACACGCTGATCAGCGCTTTGCCAGCCGGATGGGCTAACGGCATTACAGGAGTTTTCGTTGTGCTGTATGCGGTGGCGCAGCTGCGTGCGCTGATGCCGCCGGCACTGACCAATCGCATTCCGTTAGTGGTGATGAAGATGCTCGATTTCGTGGCGGCAAACTGGCGGCATGCGCGCAACGTGGATGCCCTAAAAAAAGACGCAGCATCAGCAGCACAGGCCAACGGTCGTTCTGATGCTGACTATCGCACCATGGTCGAAACGGCCAAAAACAAAGGGGAGCTGCGAAGTGGAAGCCGGATTGAGAGCGCTGGCGATAATCCTGGAGCTAATCGCCCAGGCAGTAAAAGCGCGTAGCGAAGATGAACGGCAAAGCCGGATTGATTATGCGCGTAACAACCCGGCTGATTATCTGCGCCGCTTTGGCCGGGTGCGGGAAATCACTACCGGTGACAGCAGCGCTGACGCCGGAGCCGTGCGCAGCGGTAAAGCCGACGATTGACGTCGTGCACATCGATGGCCATTTCGTTATCTCAGATAATGACATGGGCAAGTTAACCGGCTACATCGCCGCGCTTGAGGCGGGCTGTGTGGCTCCTGAGTAGAGGATTTATGGCGGTATTAAAACGACTGAGCCCGGCATTTATTCGCCGGCGGTTTACGCATAAGGCGTTCTTTATGGGCGTCGTGCCGGTGTATATCAACCTTGATACAACTGATCTGGCCGTACGGAACTGGGTGCCCGACTGGACCCTGGATGCAGTTGAGTGGATCACCTGCAAGGTGCGCGGTCTGCTGCTAAAGGTTAACCGTAATTATGAACCGGGTGGCGACATACTACTGACCGGTCCGATCGATAAGGGCGGTAAATGAAGATCTATATCGCTGGCCCAATGACTGGCTATGAAGACTTTAACCGCGCTGCATTCAACAAAGAAGCCGAGCGGCTCCAGCGCCACGGCCATGTCGTTCTGAACCCGGCAACGCTCCCGGGCGGGCTTGAGCAACGCGAGTACATGGATATCTGTTTCGCCATGCTGCGCTGCGCAGATGCCATCCTGCTGCTGCCTGACTGGAAGGCCTCATCGGGCGCGACCGCTGAATACCACTACGCCTACAAGATGGAACTGCCGGTGTTCAACACGCTGGAATATCCGCCAGTAGCTAAGGCGTAACCCTGCACACGATTGGGACCATGGTCCCACATTCTGGAGTAAGCAATGCCAGCAAGAGCTAAGCGCCCCTGCCGCCACAAAGGCTGCTCGGCTATCACCAGTAACCCGGGTAGCTATTGTGACGCCCACCAGCAGCAGCATGCCGGTGATGGCTGGCGTAACTATCAGGCTGGCAAGAGCAGACATGAGCGCGGCTATGGGCGACCGTGGGATATACGACGGGCCCGCATCCTCGCGCGTGACCAGCACCTGTGTCAGGAGCACCGCCGGCACGGTATCGGGAAAACAGCTAAATCGGTTGACCACATCATCCCCAAAGCGCATGGAGGCACAGACGATGACAGCAATCTGGAATCACTCTGCTGGCCATGCCATCGACGTAAGACAGCAACAGAGAGATTGAAATGACACGAGAGCAAGAACATCTGCGAAGCCTACAGCTTCAGAAAGCAGAGCTTGAACCAGACCAGCGAGCCAGGGTTAGCGAATGCGAGGTAGTCCTCCGTCATATGCTGCACACCCACGCAGACGGTGAAGCATTGATGGCCATCGCGCTGATCGGTGCGGAGATCGAAGCCCGGGCGTAAAAGCTAATCGTTATTAATGACAGAGGCAGACTGAAGCCTGCCCTGTCATCATGCATTAAATGAGATTAATTATCATTTGAAATTGATTGCATATGAAATCATTAGCATTTCAATCAATTCGAGCATCAAATGACAATCATTCTCGTTTGTACAGGGGTAGGGGGGGTAAAATCCCTAACCCCTTTCGCCACGCGGGACTGCCGCTCCCGGTAGATTTTTGCGCGTGAGAAATAAAAACTTTTTTTTGGACCATTTTTCAGGAGCTGAAGCAAATGGCAACAGGTATGCGCGCACCGGGTGGCGGGCGTAAAGCCAACAATACCGGAACGCAAACCAGCTCCGTTACCCGGGCGGTTTCACCCCCGGATGAACTTCTTGGTGAAATGGCAATTGATGCATGGAAGCGAACGTGCCGACTCATGATCGACCGTGGCAACTTCGAGATGGAAGATTGCTACCTGTTGATGGAGTACTGCAATACGGTGCAGCTGCTGTACGACGCTAACCAAGAGATAAAAGGTGATGGTCTTGGTGATGAGACAGCTGCAGGCGGTCAGAAACTTGGTGCTGCTGTTAAAGCCCGCGATAGATACATCGCGCAGCTGATTAAGTTGAGCATCACTCTCAAGCTGGATCCGCGTAGCCGGGAGCAAATTAAAAAGCCGGGTCAAGAGGCAGACAGCAAGAACGAATTCAACGAATTTTAATTGGGACCACGGTCCCAATTTTTTTGGGACTGATTTATGGCCGCATACCCGAACGTCAATCTGGCGAATAAGTATGCGCGGGATATCCTGGACGAAAAGATTGTTGCCTGCAGGTTTATTCGGCTGGCCTGCCAGCGCCATTTTGATGATCTAAAAAAATCTCTCGATAAAGACTATCCCTACACATTTAACCGTGAGCTGGCGGAACGGGCGTGTCGTTTCGTTCAGTTGCTGCCGCATTCCAGCGGTGATTTGGCCGGGCAGAAGCTAAAACTGGAGCCGTGGCAGGCTTTCATTTTCTGCTCGATTTTTGGCTGGGTAACGAAAAAAGATAAAAAACGCCGATTTCGCGAGGCCTATATCCGGGTAGCCAGGAAAAACGGTAAGTCGTTTTTCGCTGCCGGCATTGGTACCTACATGTTCTGTGCTGACGGCGAAAACAGCGCAGAAGTGTATTGCGGTGCCACCACAATGGCGCAGGCGAAAAAGGTATTCACCCCAGCCAAACAGATGGCGGATCGGCTGCCATCTCTTCGCAGCAAATTCAACATATCGGTTTGGGTCGACAACATGACCCGCCCGGATGGCTCTGTGTTTGCGCCAATGGCGGGTAAGCCAGGCGATGGCGATAGTCCCCATTGCGCGATTATCGACGAATATCACGAGCACGACACAGACCACATGTACGAAGCGATGACGATGGGCATGGGTGCTCGTTCGCAGCCTTTGACGTTGATCATCACCACTGCTGGCTCGTCGCTTGAATCGCCATGCTACGACAAAGATAAAGAGGTGAAAGAGGCTATCAGCGGTGTGGTCCGCAATGATCGACTGTTCGGCATGATCTACGAGCTGGACGATGGTGATGACTGGACTGACCCACGGAACCTGATTAAGGCCAACCCGAATCTCGACGTTTCTGTTAAATACAGCGATCTGGTAGAGCTGCTTGAAGTCGCAAAGCAGGTACCGCGCAAGGTCAACGCTTTTAAAACGAAGCGCCTGAATATCTGGGTATCCGGCAAGTCAGCTTTCTTCAACATGGAGCACTGGAAGGCTGCAGAAGATACCACGCTGAAGCTGGAAGACTTCGCAAACGACAGCTGCAACATCGGTCTCGATCTGGCTCAAAAGCTGGATATGAACGCTGGAGTACCGCTTTTTACTCGCGAAATTGAAGGGAAAAAGCATTTCTACTCGATATCGCCGAGGTTTTGGGTACCAGAGGATACGGTCAATAGCACGGATCCAAAGCTGCTTAAAACGGCTGACCGGTACAGAAAATTCGCCGACATGGGCGCTTTGGAAGCCACAGACGGCGCGGAGGCTGATTATCGCGAAATATTGGCCAGCTTTATCGACCTGCAGAGTGAAATCCGCATCGACGAGATAGACCTCGATCCCAGCGGTGCTACGGCGCTCCGCCACCAGCTGGAAGATGAGGGATTTACCTGCGTTGAAATCCGCCAGGACTTCACAAACATGTCGCCGGCGATGAAAGAGCTGGAAGCCGCGCTCGCTGGCGGTCGCTTCCATCACGACGGCAACCCAATCCTGACGTGGTGTATCAGTAACGTGATCGGCAAATCTCCGCCCGGTAGCGACGATATTGTGCGTCCTACTAAAGGTGACAAGCAGAGCAAGATTGACGGCGCTACGGCGCTTTTTAATGCCATGACCCGCGCTCTGCTTAACGGCGGAGGCGAAGGTAAATCCGTTTATGACGAGGAAAACGTAGCGTGCTAATCACAATTTTAACCTTTCTGGTCGGCCTCATCGGTGCTTGCCTGGTATCAACCGGAGCATGGCTATGTTCACCTGCAGCGGGGCTGATAACGGGCGGCGTGATTTGTCTGTTCTGGTCATTTATGGCTGCCCGCGCAGCGCCTCAGAGCCTGCCACAGACCGGAGGTGAGTGATGTTCATTCCCCAGATGTTTCGGGGTAAAGCGAGGCCGGGCGGTGGTAACTGGAGCACGGTGCTGGGTGGCATAGGGTCAAGCCAGAGCGCCGCCGGCGTCATAATTACGCCTGAAACAGCGATAGCACTGTCGGCCGTTCGGGCCTGCGTCACGTTGCTGGCTGAATCAGTGGCGCAGCTGCCGTGCGAGTTGTACCGGCGAGATGATAAGGGCGGACGCCAGCGAGCCACCGACCATCCTGTTTATGACTTGATTCACTCGCAGCCTAATAAAAAAGATACCTCATTCGACTACTTCGAGCAGCAGCAAGGCCTGCTTGGGCTGGAGGGAAATTGCTACTCGATCATCGATCGCGATGGCAAGGGCTACCCACTGGAACTTATCCCGGTTAACCCCAAAAAGGTCATCGTCCTGAAAGGCCCGGATGGCCTGCCGTATTACCAGCTGCCCGAAATTGGTGAAACGCTGCCGATGCGCATGATGCATCACGTTAAGGTGTTCTCGCTGGATGGGTTCATCGGTACATCGCCGATTCAGACGAATGCTGACGTGCTCGGCCTCGGCCTCGCCGTGGAGAACCACGCCGCACAGGTGTTCCGCCGTGGTACGACAATGAGCGGCGTGATTGAACGGCCCAAAGAGGCCGGAGCCATTAAGAGCCAGGAAGCGATCGACCGGCTGCTCGCCAAATGGACGGACCGCTATTCCGGTGTACGCAACGCGTTCTCCGTAGCGATGCTGCAGGAGGGGATGAGTTACAAGCAACTGTCGCAGGACAACGAAAAAGCACAGCTGCTCCAGTCGCGGCAGTGGGGGGTGGAGGAGGTTTGCCGGCTTTATAAAATCCCACCGCACATGGTGCAGATGTTGGCAAAGGCAACCAACAACAACATCGAGCATCAGGGACTTCAGTTCGTCATGTACACCCTGCTGGCCTGGCTGAAACGGCATGAAGCCACGCTGATGCGTGACCTGCTGCTGCCCAGCGAACGCCGGGATCTGTATATCGAGTTCAACGTCTCCGGCCTGCTACGCGGCGACCAGAAATCGCGCTACGAGTCGTATGCTCTCGGCCGCCAGTGGGGATGGTTATCGGTCAACGATATCCGCCGCATGGAGAATCTGCCGCCTATTGATGGCGGGAGCACTTACCTGACGCCACTGAACATGGTCGATACCAGCACGATTAAAGGGCTGGATAAGGCATCACCGCAGCAACTAAGCGAAATAGAGGCCGTTCTGGCCAGAGTATGAACCAGCCCGCAAAAGCGGGCTTTTTTATTGGTGGAAAGCCATGAAATTAGTATTTGGATTCTTTGTTGACGCACTGGTCTTTGTAACGCTGGCGCTGGGCATGTACTGGGGATGTCAAAGCCTGCTGAACATTGGGCACTTCATGGGCTGGTTTGTAGGGGTATTGCTCATCCTGACTTTTGTGAACAAAGAGGTTGTTAAGTCAGTTGAGAAGAAATATCAGCATCAGCATTTCGCAATCCGTGTTTACGACGTTGCTACGGATCTGCTGTTTGTCATGGTTTGCGCTTATCAGGGCTGGATGTTTCTGGCTGCGGTATATGCGCTTGCAGCCATGATGAAGACAGAATTTAAAAACCGCATGGAAAAACAGCTATGCCAAAAATAATTAACTTGCCTCACCTGGCAGATCAGGTGTTCGGGGTACCGCATTATGCGACCCGGCAGATCATGGACTCGGTGAAAGCGGTGCTTATACCGCGCCTGCAGGGCGTTACGGCGAATGAGATTTCGCTGGCGCTGTCTCCGGATAACGCACCGGTGCAGGATGACCCTCAGCCCGCCGGTGGCATCGCAGTGATCCCGGTACACGGCATCCTGGTTCCGCGTCGCGGCCAGATTACCGCCATGTGCACGGAGCTAACCAGCTACGAGCGTATTCGCAGCCAACTTTATACGGCGCTGAATGATCCCTCTGTCAGTGAGGTCGTGCTGGATATCAACTCCGGCGGCGGCGCTGCGGTAGGCTGCAAAGAGCTGGCCGACTACATCTACCAGTCGCGGGAAACGAAGCCCATCACGGCTATCGTGAATTTTAGTGCCTTCTCGGCTGCGTACTTTATTGCATCAGCCTGTAGCCGTGTCGTACTGAGTCAGACCAGCGGAGTGGGTTCCATTGGCGTCATCATGGAACACATGGAAGCCTCCAAAATGGAGGAGAATGTAGGCCTTAAATTCACCACCATTTACCGTGGCGATAACAAAAATAACGGCACGCCTCATGCACCACTGAGCGAGCAGGCCCAGGCGATGTTCCAGGGCATGATCGATCAGGTTTATGACGTGTTTACGTCCTCGGTCGCTGAATATCGTGGCCTCAAACAGCAGGCAGTCATCGACACGCAGGCCGCGCTCTATTTTGGCCAGGATGCAGTCGCAGCCGGTCTCGCTGATGAGGTTTCTGATCCACAGACAGCCATCAATAGCATCGTTGCAAAATACCGACAGCCGGCGGCGCAGAAGTCGCAGTCTATTCGCATTCGTGCAGCGGCGATGAACCAGCAAGCCCAACTTTAACCCGACGCCTACGCGTCAATCCCTGAAGCAGCCTTATGGCTGCTTTTTTTATGCGTAAAAGAGAGAAAAACATGCCACACATTGAAGAATTACGCCGTCAGCGCGCGGGTATTAATGCACAGGTTCAGGCGCTTGCCACTATCGATGCAGAAGGCGGCACGCTGAGCGTTGAGCAGCTGGCGGAGTTTGCCAGCCTGCAGACGCAGTTTGGCGACATCAGCGCCAAAATTGAACGCCTGGAAGCAGCAGAGCGTGCGGCCGCTCTGGTTGCTAAGCCAGTAACTGCCAGCCACGCACCTGCAGTTGTTGTAAAGGCCGAGCCGAAGCAATACAAGGGTGCGGGCATGACCCGCATGGTTATGTCGATCGCGGCGGCCCAGGGTAATGTCCAGGATGCAGTGAAATTTGCGGCTAATGAGCTAAATGACCAGTCTGTCTCGATGGCAATTTCAACCGCTGCCGCGTCCGGCGGCGTTCTGATCCCGGAGAACCTGCATAGTGAGGTGATCGAGCTGCTGAGCGACCGCACTATCGTGCGTAAGCTGGGCGCGCGGTCCATTCCGCTACCGAACGGTAATATGGGTCTCCCTCGCTCAGCAGGCGGTGCTCAGGCCTCGTATACCGGAGAGGGCAAAGACGCGGCGGCGTCGGAATCACGATTTGATGACGTTAAACTGACTGCCAAAACGCTGATCGCCCTGGTGCCGATTTCCAACCAGCTGATTGGCCGGGGCGGTTTCAACGTGGAGCAACTGGTGCTGCAGGATATTCTTACGGCCATCTCTGTTCGTGAGGACAAAGCGTTTATGCGCGATGACGGTACCGGCGATACTCCGATCGGGATGAAGGCACGTGCCACGCAGTGGAACCGTCTGTTGCCTTGGGATGCAGCTGCAGAAGTAAATCTCACTACCATCGATAAATACCTGGATGCTCTCATCCTGATGGCCATGAACGGGAACAGCAACATGATCCGCTGTGGCTGGGGTATGTCGAACCGAACCTATATGACCCTGTTCGGTCTGCGTGATGGTAATGGCAATAAGGTTTACCCTGAGATTGCGCTGGGGATGTTGAAGGGTTATCCGATCCAGCGCACCAGTGCAATTCCGATCAACCTTGGTGCAGGTGGTAATGAGTCGGAGATTTATTTCGCCGACTTCAACGACGTGGTTATCGCTGAAGATGGCATCATGTCGGTCGACTTCTCCAAAGAGGCAACTTACAAAGATGCCGACGGAAACCTGGTTTCTGCGTTTGCTCGTAACCAGTCGCTGATCCGCGTTATCACGGAACACGATATCGGCTTCCGTCATCCAGAAGGTCTGGCGATGGGCAGTAAGGTGCTGTTCTAAGCGTCCCACAATTGGTCATATAAGCCCGCTTATGCGGGCTTTTTTATTTCAGGAGAATGCTCATGGCAGGTAAAACGAAAACCGATCCGACAGTACCGGATGAAGTAAAAACGCCTGATACCGACGCAGCCGCTGCCATTCCTGGCACAACGAATGCCGGTGCTGTATCTGACGATGCTACCGGCGCACCGGACGGGAACGCTAACTCTGGTACCGGGGATGAAGATTCCGATGCCGACGACAGTCTAAAAAATGGGACCGTGGTCCCAACAGGAGCGGAAGTGTCACAAAAAGCGGTAGTGTTTTTGGGCCCGCATCATCGTTATTCACGCGGGGATACGGCCTGCTTCGAGACAGAGACAGCAGAGGCACTGGTAAAGCGTCGCATTGCAGTTTGGCCGAAGGACGCCAGAAAGGCGTTGGCCCCGCGTCCCGGAGACGACGATTATGATACTGACATTGGCTGAAGCGAAGACCCAGCTCCGCCTGGAGCTGGATTTTACGGAGCACGATCAGCTTTTAACCCAGCTGGGCAACGCCGCCCAGCGCAGTATCGAGCGTAATTATTACTGCAGGCTGGTCAGTACGCAGGAGGAGCTTGAAGCGCTGCCGGCAGGCAACCCGGGCTACGTCGTGGACGAAGATATTAAGCTGGCCATGCAGATGATGGTGGCGCAGTGGTATCTGAGCCCCACCGGCGCAGAGCTGGGCACGCCATCGGAGCTTGGCGTGGAGTATCTTCTGTTTCCACTGATGGAGCACACCGTATGAGTGATGGCCCGTTGCAGCCCGGCGAGCTGAATTGCCGGATCGCCCTTAGCTATATCACCACCGGGCGTGGGCCGCTCGGCGAGCCGCTGCCGGCAGAGGAAGTTTCCGCCGGCGGTGCCTGGGCGAAAATGGAGCTGGTATCCGGCCGGAAGGTGCGGACGGCTGAGCAGCAGGCCGTTGTTGAAACCTGCACGTTTACGCTGTACCCCCGTGCCGTGGATATCGACTGGAAGCTGGCAACACGCGACCGGGTCTACACCGTTCGCAACGTTGACCGCACGCGCCGGGACCGTATTGTCATCACCGGGGAGGCTGACGGTCGTCATGATCGAGCTGGCAATTAAACCCGCGCTGGAGCGCATTACGGGCCTGAGCGCGTACCCGCTGCTGCTGCCGGACACGGTGCAGGAGGGCGCGACCTTTCAGCGCATTTCCGATCCACAAGTCGGCGATGGCTTGGCGCGAACGGGTCTCGCCGCCGTGCGCATGCAGGTCTGCCTCTACCTTGTCGACGATTACACCAGGCTGCTGCAGCTGGACGCGGCGATCTGGTCTGAGTGGAAGGCGATCGTTCAGGGCGAGCTGGAAGGCCAGCGCGTTCAGTACATCACACGCGGCGGCATTCAGCAGGACAAAACCACCCTCACCGGCGGGCGCATCCAGTACCGGCTGGTCCGCGATTTCACGCTCACCGTAGCGGAGTAAACCATGAACATCGAAATTAAATTCCCTACCGGGAAGGATCTCGATCGCCTCATGGCCGAGGTTGAGAAGAAGGTCGGCGTGAAGCTGCTGCGCGACGCGGGGCGGGAGGCGTTGAAAGTGGTGCAGGAAGATATGTACCAGCACGCGGGCTTTGACGAAGAAAACCCCGGCGCGCACATGCGCGACACCATCAAGATCCGCAGCACCAACGTAGCCGAAACGTCGAAATACACGACCATCGTTACGCTGCGCGTCGGCCCCAGTAAACAGCACCACATGAAGGCGCTGGCGCAGGAATTCGGCACGGTTAAGCAGATCGCTAAGCCGTTTATCCGCCCGGCAATGGATTACAACGTACAGAAGGTCCTGCGTGTTCTGGCCAGCGAAATTCGCATTGGGCTGGAAGGCAAATAACCCCCTAAGAGAGAAAAAGTATGGCAGACGAAAATATTAAAAGCCCCTCAGAGTATGCATCGCTCCCGGCGGGTACCCGGGTTCTGTATGGTCCGACCGGCGGTGCGGTCGCGACCGCGCAGCTGCTCCAGAGCGCGATGGGTATTGGTGCAACCGGCAAAAAAGGCTCGTTCCTGAAGGTTACGCGTCTGATCGACATCGAGCCGAAGTACATGTCCGACATGGGTGAGGGCGAGGATAAGACACTCGTCTTTATCGACGATACGACCGATACGGCGCAGGAGGCCTTGCTGGCCTCGGCAGATGCGAAAGAGACCAAAGTCTTTTATATGCAGTTCCCGAACGGTCGCCAGGCAGAAATTGAGCTGGTACTGAACGGATGGATGCTGCAGGCGGTTGACTCGCCAGACGGCAAGGTGCTGCAGGTCGAAGTCTACGGCAAACAAAACCGCATCAAGTGGACCACCACTCCTGCAAACGCCGGCGCGTGATCGCCGGCTTTACCTTCTAACGATAATTTCCGGGAACAGCAATGAACTATCAAAACCTGACTAATCCACTGAATACCACCTGCAGCGTGACAGCGCTGGGCCAGTCTGTCTTTATCCGTCGTCTGACATCGTCAGAGCTCGACAACTATAACGAAACCGTAAATGCCGGGCGTGAAGCGGGCGTAAGCGATCGCAACCTTTCTCTGCTGGGTGTAAACCTGTTTCTTTCGGCGCTGGTTAACGAGGACGGCTCGCGCCCGAAACCGAAGGAGCTGCCGACCGCTGAAGCGCTGCTCGAAGTGCATTCTAATGCCGATCTGCTGAACGCTGTAACTACGGTGCAGAAACACTCCTGGGGCAACCTGGAGGAAGCCGCAAAAAACTAACCAACTCGCCCCGGCTGCGAATGCTGTTTACCCTGGCTGACCGCTGGGGCGAGCCAGACCCCCGAAAGCTTGCCGATCTGCCGGCGAACATCATCACCTACTGGGAGGCCTATTTCGGCCTGCTGGAAGAAGCAGCTGCTTCATCTGCAGAAGCACCTCCACCCGAAAAACCCGCGATCGCTGCTGAGTCTCAGCAGTTCGCCGACTGTCTGAGGATCTTAGGAAATGGCTGACGTTGCATCGCTGGCGGTTGCGCTACACCTCAACTCGGCCACGTTTAAATCCCAGTTCTCCGACGCAATGCGCACGGCAGACAGCAGCGCGCGCGACTTTAACCGTAAGGCTCAGGAAGAAGCCAGGAAAACTAAGGCGGCGTTTGAGGGCATCAGCGGAGGCATTCCAAAGCTGGATGCCGATTTTGACAACCTGGGGAAAACGGTCGATAAGCGCCTGACCGGGCTGGACGAGATGCGGAACGTGCTGGCCACGCTGTCGTCCGGCAGCGGCGTGACCGGCAGCAACCTCACCACGGCGCTGATTTCAGCGCTGGGCGAGGGTATGAATACCGCGCTGGAGAACAGTGTCACAGGGCTGAAGGCGCAGCGTGAGGCCCAGATTCAGTTTGCGGCCGCGCAGGTTGAGGCCACACAGGGCGTTATCGAGGATGCCCGGCAGACGCGGGCGAATGCACAGGCGAAGCAGGAGGCGGCGCTTAAAACGATCGCATCTGCCCAGGCGGAACGCGAGCGGGCTTTTGCGCTCGATGAGTATTTTGCGAAGCAGGAAATCGTTAACAAGCAGTTTGGGATCACCGCTGATTATCAGGCCGAATACGCCAAAAACGCCCGGACCATCGAAGAGGCGAACATTGCGGAGTCCCGGGCGAAGGCGACGCTTGCCGAGACGGCCAAAACCGTTTTAGCCGCAGATATGGCCGAATCTGACGGTAAACGCCAGCTGGCCACCTCCACGCGTAATCTTGCCGTTGTCAGCCAGGAGTTATCGCTGGGCCAGCGTGCAGCTGCGGCGAGCACCGGTCTTCTGCGTGGCGCTATGGCGATGCTGGGCGGCCCGGTGGGGCTGTCCATTATGGCGGTTGCCGGGGTGGCCACGGGTATCTATACCGCGTTCGCCAGCAGCTCAGCGGAAATCAACGGGTACACACAGGCGCTGCAGAAATCGGGGCAGCAGTCGGTGATGACCACCATGTATCTGCAGAACCTGACCGGGCGACTCGGCGACACGGACAAGGCCGTGAAGGCGGTCACGTCGTCCGTTTCGGCCGGGTTCGGCGGGAATATGCTGGAAGAGGTTGCCAGCCTGGCCGTGCGCATGGAGGACGTAGGACAGAGCTCGGACGATCTGGTGGCGCTGCTGTCCAGCCTGAAAGGCGACCCGTTACAGGCGCTGGAGAAGCTGACAGACCAGGGGATCCTGCTGAACGGCTCTATTATCAGCCAGATTGTCACGCTCGAGCGCCAGGGTAAAACGTCCGAGGCGACGGCGCTGCTGCAGAAGGCCGCCATGGGCATTGTTGACCAGCAGATCAAGGAGCAGGAAGAGAAGGTCGGCGGGCTGGAAAATGCCTGGAAATCGCTGAAGGGCTTTGTAAGCGGCGCGTTCAAGACCATGGGCGACGCGCAGATGGCCACATCGCAGGCTATGGCCGCCGCAGCTGGCGTCAATATGACAATCTCCGACGAGCCGGCGCAGCAGCAGAAGAAGCAGGCCGAGGAACGGGCGAAGCAGCAGCAGAAAGAGCGCGAGGCGCTCACGCAGCGGCTTAAAGACGAGAATACCCTCTCCGGGCTGATTAAGGCTGGGGTGGGCCGCGAGAAAGAGCGTGCTGACGCGATCGCGCTCGTTGGTAAGAACTTCAAGAAGGGCTCAACCGAGTATGAGCAGGCGATGCGTGGCATCGAGAAGATGTACGCTGCGCCGAAAGGTAAGACCGTTACCGATGACGAAGCGACGCGCCGGCTGCAGCAGCTGCGTGCGGAAGGGGCCGCGCTGCGGCTCCAGAATACGCAGACCGACAATCTGACCTCTTCCGAGAAGAAACTCGTTGAGTTCAACCAGGAGATCGCCGACCTCAAGGAGAAAAAAATCCTGACGGCCGGGCAGAAGAGCGTGCTGGCCAGCGAGCAGGATCTTCGCGCCCAGTTGCAGATTAACGCGAGTCTGGATAAGGCCAACGAGCAGCGCAAGCTGGGGCTCCAGATGCAGCAGCAAAACCAGGAGCTTTATCGCTCGACGCTGCTGCTGCAGCAGGAATACAGCAACCGCGTCGCCCAGATGACTATGGGTACCGATGCCTATGACCAGCGGGTCGCAGAGCAGGAGATCCATGAGCGGTTCGCTAAGAAGCGGGAAGAGCTGGATAAAACTGCTACCGATAAATCATCTGTACTTTATAAGCAGCAGACGGAAGTTTTAACAGCCGAAGAGCAGAAACAGCTGGATATCGTAAGAAACGGTATACAGAAGCGAAAAGAAACCGAAGGCTCCGCAACTGACGGCATGAAAAAGGGCCTTCAGGACTGGCGCGAAAACGCCGAGAACCAGTTCGCCCAGGTTCGCTCCATTGCCTACAACACGATGGAAGGGATGGGTGATGCGGTCTGGAGCTTTGCATCTAAAAGTAAAGGAGACTTCAAGTCTTTTGCCGTCTCCGTAATCGACGACATTGGCAAGATGATCTCTCGCCTGCTGGTCATGAACGCGGTTAAATCCGGGTCACAGGCGCTGGGAGTCAGTAGCTGGTTCGGATGGGCCGACGGAGGGTACACCGGTGACGGCGGTAAGCATGATGTGGCCGGTGTGGTTCACCGTGGGGAATGGGTTGTGCCGCAGTCGGTTGTGAAGCAACCCGGCATGCTCAGTTTCCTGAACCAGCTGACTTACGGAAAGGGCTATGCCGATGGCGGCCTCGTTGGTGGTGGTGATAGCCGTACCGCGTCTGCGGGTAGTTCCGGTAGCCAGACGTCCGGATCCAGCGGTCTTAATCTGCATATCAATATTCCGCTGCAGGTGATTAACCAGGGTAACAGCGATAAGCAGCAGCCACAGCAGTCCTCTCGTAACCAGCTGGCATTGTCATCGGAAACGAAAAACATGATTACGCAGGTGACTATGGAGGCGCTTGCACGCGAGCTGGGCGACGGTGGCATGATCGATCTGAAACTGAGGGGCGCGTAAATATGGCCGTACTTGAGTCATTCAGCTGGTCGCCGCAGAACGGTCCGACAGCGGACATACAGCACCGCAATACAGAGGTGCAATATGGCGATGGCTATGCGCAGGTAGCGGGTGACGGTATCAACACCGAATCGCAAAAATGGCCGCTGACCTTTATCGGCATGAATGAAGACATTATGCCGATTCTTGCGTTTCTCCGCGCTCATGCAGGTGTGCGGGCTTTCAAATGGGTTAATCCGTTGGGGGAGCTGGGGCTGTATCGGGCGTCCGATATTAAACCCACGATTATTGATTTTGCCCGTATGTCTGTTACGGTCACGTTCGCCACGGCATACCGCGCCGAGCCAATATAATGAGGAGAGCATGAACAAAATTACTGGAGTACTGCTTGTCGCAGCACTCGCTATAACCAGTCATATGGCTGTAGCCCGCGACCTGTCTCTTAGTGAAAAGCGTATTATTGAAGATTCAGCAAGGCAGCATCTGAAGGATCCAGACAGCGCGAAGTTCTTTTGGCAAGACTATAAGGGGGGCTCTACATATTGTGCCCATGTAAATTCAAAGAACTCGTATGGTGGATATTCAGGAAAAGCGCTGCTCCTGGTGGGTCTAAAATTTGATGGAAAAGGAAAGCTGGCATCAGCTGAAACTTATATCCATGAGGGCGAGATGAAGGAAATGATGTCGCCTATTTGCACAAAGGCCGGCTACCAGCCCTAGCCACCAGCCATATTTTCAACCCTACTCAAACCCCGCTCTGCGGGGTTTTTTGTTATTGGGACCACGGTCCCAATCTGTGAGGCCTTATGTCTATTACAGCCGATCACCAGAAGCTGGACCCGGGCAACGAAATCATATTGATCGTTGTCGATGGTACGGCGTTCGGCGCGGATATTCTGCGCTTCACCAATCATGCGACGCCCTATACCGAGGCCGAGATCCTCGCCGCCGGCGATGACCCGACGAAGTTGCCGGGCAAACCCATCTACTGGCAAGGCGAGCGGTATGACGTCTGGCCATGCAAGATTGAAGGCCGCGAATCCAACGGCGACGGCACGGCGGTATCGCCCAAGCTGACAGTGGCCAACCTAGACGGCAGCATCGCGGCGCTGTGCGGCATGTTCCAGGATATGAAGCAGGCGAAGGTCACGGTTCATGAAACCTACGCCCACTATCTCGATGAAATTAATTTCCCGGACGGTAACCCCACGGCCAACCCGAACGCCGAGACGATCGACGTCTGGTACATCGACAGCAAGGCCTACGCTAACGATGAAGACGTGCAGTTTAAGCTCTCTTCGCCAGTCGATCTCTCCGGGCAGAAGCTGCCGAACCGCCAGATGACCAGCCGCTGTACCTGGTGCATGCAGGGCGGCTACCGTGGCGCGGACTGCGGCTATACCGGCACGCGCTATTTCGACAAATTCGGCAACCCGGTAGACAACCCGGCCGAGGACGTCTGCCCGGGCACAGTCCAGGGCTGCAAATTGCGCTGGGGTGAAGATGCCCAGCTGCCGTTCGGCGGGTTCCCGGCGATCGCTTTGATAAGGATGTAGCAATGTTAAGCCAGAGATTAATCACCGCAATTTCGCGCCACGCCGAGCAGGAGCACCCGCGCGAGTGCTGCGGCTTCATCGTCCGCGTCGGCCGCCAGCGGCGCTATATCCCATGCAGCAACGCCCACGAAAACCCCACCGAACACTTCCAGATCACCGCCGAGGACTGGGCCGGTGCAGAGGACACCGGCGAGCTGCTGGCGATTGTCCATTCGCACCCGGACGGCGGTCCCCACGCATCACCGGTTGACCGGCAGGCCTGTCATGAGGCTGGTCTGCCGTTTGTGATAATGGCGTGGCCGGGCGGTGAGACCAGCACGATCCTGCCGGACGATAAGCCGCCGCTGCTGAACAGGCCGTTCATCCACGGCAGCTGGGACTGCTACGGGCTGGTCCGCGACTGGTATCTGCAGGAGCGCGGCATCGAGCTGCCTGATTTTGAGCGTGCGGACAACTGGTGGACGCGGGGCGAGAACCTGTACGTGCGGCATTATGCCGAGGCGGGCTTTTACTCCCACGCTGACGACATCCAGCCGGGCGATGTGATCCTCATGCAGTATCGCGCGGAAGAAACGAACCATGCCGGGATCTACATCGGCAACGGGCAAATGTTGCACCACATGTACGGAAAATTGAGCGAAGTTGTGCCGTACGGTGGTGTATGGCGCGAGCGGACAATGCTGACTCTGAGGCACAACAATGCATCCAGTTAACGCGATGAACAGCGTCGAGAAAATGGTGGTGGTGCGCCTTTACGGCAAGCTGGGCGCGCTGTTTGGCCGTGAGCACCGGCTGGCCGTGTCGTCAGTACGCGAAGCCGTCCGGGCGCTGACGATCATGCTGCCCGGGTTCGAGCGCTGGCTTGAAACCAGCCAGGAGCGCGGCGTGGCGTACACCGTGTTCAACGGGAAGCGGAACCTTGATGAGCAGGATCTGAAACTCAACGGAGTTCACGACGTCATCCGCATCGCGCCAGTCACGATCGGCAGCAAGAAGGCGGGCGTATTTTCCGTCATCCTCGGCGCGGCGCTTATCGCGGCGGCAATCTGGCTCCCGGGCATCGGCATCGCGGCCTCCAACTTCATGTTTAAAGTCGGCGTGGGGCTGGCGCTGGGCGGCGTGTCCCAGATGCTGTCCCCGTCCGGCACGCGTGGCATGACCACCACGGAAGACACCCGCAAGAGTTACTCCTTCGGCGCGCCGGCGAATCAGGGGGCGGCCGGCAGCTGTGTGTCGGCATTGTACGGTAAGCGGGAGGTCGGCGGTGTACTGGTCTCCGGCGGTATCTACGCCGAACAGCAGCAGTAACAAAATAACAACAATCCTATCCCGCTCCGGCGGGATTTTTTTTGTCCGGAGTATGCATGGCACAAAGGATAATCGGCGCGAAAGGCAAGGGCGGCAGCGGCGATAAAGGCGGGAACCGTGGTACCGAGATCGCCTCCGTCGCGTACATGAAACTACTGCTGGCGCTGTCGGAAGGCGAAATTGCTGGCGGGTTTACCGGCAAAGACATCTACCTCGATGGCACGCCTTTGCTCGATGACAACGGCAGCGAAAACTTCCCCGGGGTAACGTGGGAGTGGCGTAGCGGCCTGCCGGACCAGGACTACATTCAGGGGTTCCCGGCGGTGGAAAACGAGATAGGCGTCAGCACCGAGCTGAAATATGGCACGCCGTGGGTGAAGTCGATCACTAACACCCAGCTCAGCGCCATTCGCCTGCGGTTTAAATTTCCCCAGGGCATCTACGCGATGCGCGACAGTGGTGGGAAAGATGCGTACCGGATAGATTTTGCGATCGACATATCCACCGACGGCTCCACGTATGAAGAGTACGGCACGGACCACGCTGAAGGGATCGCCAACACCGGCTATGAGCGCAGCTATCGTATCGATCTGCCGGCGGCGACGTCCGGCTGGCAGATTCGTGTTCGCCGGCTGACGCAGAACACCACCGACGGCCGCCATGCGGATATCAGCAACGTCGAGTCGATGACCGAAATCGTCGATGCCAAACTGCGGTACCCGAATACCGCGCTGCTGTTCATTCAGTTCGACTCTAAGCTGTTCGACGGCAAAACCCCGACCGTTACGGTCAATACAAAGGGTCTGATTGTCCGGGTCCCGTCGAACTACGACCCCGAATCGCGTACCTATACCGACAACTGGGACGGTACGTTTAAATGGTCCTGGACGAACAACCCGGCGTGGATTTTCTACGATCTGGTACTCAATAAGCGCTACGGCCTCGGCCGTCGCATCGGCGCGGATCAGGTAGACAAATGGACCCTTTACCTGATTGGCCGGTACTGTGATGATAAGGTTTCCGACGGCCGGGGCGGTAAAGAGGCGCGGCATCAGTGTGACCTGTACCTGTCCCAGCGCGCTGACGCCTGGCAGGTCATCATGGACCTGGCGAACATTTTCCAGGGCATGATCGGCTGGTCTAACAACCTGCTCACGCTTGATGCTGACATGCCGCGCGAGCTGGACCCTGATTTCGTGTTCAACAAGTCCAACATCGTCGGCTCGTTCACGTTCTCCAGCTCGTCAGAAAAGGCGAACTACTCAGCGGCAATCATCACCTACAGCAATCCGGCGAACCATTACAACGACGATCAGGCCAGCGCGTCAGTACAACGCCTCTCTGACCGGTTCGGATTCAACCAGCTGGAAATGTCGGCCGTAGGCTGTGCACGCGAAACAGAAGCGCAGCGGCGTGGCCTGTGGGCCATTGAGACGAACAGCGACGACAACGCGGTGGAGTTCAAGACCGGGCGCGAGGGACGCATACCGCGCGTCGGTAAGATCATCGGCATCAACAATGCCCGGCAGGCTGGCCGCGCCAATGGCGGGCGCGTGGCGGCGGCGACAGCCACGAAAATCACTCTGGACCGTCTGACAACTGCAGCTGCAGGTGACCGGCTGATCATCAACCTGCCGTCGGGTAAGTCAGAGGGCCGCGTCGTTAAATCGGTCTCCGGCCGCGCTATCACGGTAGAGACTGGTTACAGCGAAACGCCGTCGCCGGAATCGGCCTGGGTACTGGACCAGCCCGATCTGGCCATTCAGCAGTTCCGGGTAAAACGCGTGGCCATCAACGATGATGGCACGGTGACGATCGGCGGCCTGCCGTATAACCCGAACAAATTTGAGCGGATAGAGAACGGCGCGGTGATTGAGGACCGGCCTGTGACCGTGGTCCCACCTCGCGGCCAGCCAGCCCCGGAAAACATCCGGATCAGCAGCCTGTACCGCGTGGAGCAGGGCATCGGCATCACCACCATGGAGGTAACGTGGGACAGCGTAGCCGGCGCGGTGGCGTATGAGGCTCAGTGGCGGCAGAACAACGGCGACTGGGTGAACGTGCCACGCACCGGCAACACGCGTTTCACGGTCGATGGCATCTATGCCGGGCGCTACACGGTGCGCGTGCGGTCGGTGAACGGCTCTGATATCGCATCGATGTGGGCGCTGTCTGCCGAGACGGAGCTGACCGGTAAAGTCGGTAAGCCGCCACTGCCGGTTAATTTCCGCACCACGCCGCTCAACTGGGCGGTGCAGCTTGACTGGGGAATGCCAGCCGGCGCGGGAGACACCGCCTACACCGAGATCCAGTATTCCACGGTTAACGACGGCTCTCAGGTGCTGCTGCTGAGCGACGTTCCGTACCCGCAGGCGACCTACAGCCAGATGGGGCTGCGTGCTGGCCAGAATTTCTGGTACCGCGCACGGCTCGTTGACCGGCTGGGGAATAAATCCGACTGGACGGAGTGGGTCTACGGAGGCGCGAGTTCGGAGGCCGAAGGCTATCTGATCGATATCGACAAGAACGTTCGTGAAAGCGAGCCATTCAAGCAGCTGACCGCAGAGGTCGGCACCGTCAGCGAAGAGGTCAAAAAGGCCACGGAGGGGCTCAGCAAAGAGGTACAGGACCGCATCAATGGCGACCAGGCCGAAGCCACTGCCCGGGCCGGGGCGCTGCTTACCGAGAAGCTGGCGCGCGAGGCATCTGTGGAAAACGTCCAGACGCAGCTGCAGACCGCAACGGACTCTATCGCGCAGCAGATCGCGCAGGTAGCGGCCGGGACCGGCGAGCAGTTCGACAGCCTCAAAATCTGGTATTTCGATACCACGGCAGAGGACTGGACCGGGAATGGTGCACCGACAATTATCGACGGCTGGCTGCGTCCGGCTGACCATGCGACTGACCCATGCATCTTCTCACCGGCAGGCCTTGGTATTCCCGCAGCGTCCTATCGTTTTCTGAAGCTACGTGTCAAGAAGGTCGGCAAGCCGTCCTGGCAGGGCCAGATCTTTTGGAAGGGTAATGACGGGCCAGATTTTAACGAGGGAAGATCACTCAGGGTACCCGAGCCGTATTTCAACGCTGACGGCATCGCCACGCTGGACTTTGACGATGTTAACTGGCTGGCCGCCGGGACCATCAACCGCATCCGTCTCGATCTGACCAACAATCAGGACGCGAACAACTATGTCCTGATTGACTGGATAGCCGTAGGGCGGCCAACGCCTGGCGCGGGCATGGCGGCGCTGCAGAGTGAGTCGCTGGCACGTGTTAACGATGTTTCGGCAGAGGCCACGCAGCGGCAGCTGCTGGCGGCGCAGATGCGTGGCGATTATACCGGCAACGATCTGACGAAGGTTTCAACCGGTCTGATTGCCTCCGAGATGACGGCGCGCGTGGAGGCAGATAAATCCACAAACGCACGCGTCGATACGCTGAAATCCTCGGTCGACAACAACAGCGCCAGCATCGACAACCAGCTGATTACGGAAGTGACTACGGCGATGGCCAGCGCGGCGGCCTACAGGCGGCAGCGGGCAGAGTTTGCGGCTAACGATACGCGTGCGAGCAGATTTACGGCAGAAATCGCACGGGTCGATACCACGATAGCAAACAAGGAAGAGGCGACGGCAGCGTCAATGACGCAGCTGGAAGCCCGCATGACAAACAATGTCGGTCAGGTCAGCGCCACAGTGCGGGAGAACAGCCAGGCGATTACGAGGCTGAATAATCAGGCCAGCGCAACCTGGAGCCTGAAGGTGCAGGTTGAGGCGAACGGCGTTAAACGCATTGCTGGTATTGCCCTGGGCGCTGACGCAAACGGCAGCAACTTCGTTCTGTCCGCGGACACGTTTGCGTTTTACAACCCGACGACCGGCGGGCAGGAGCTGCTGCTGGCAGGTGTAGGTGGTCAGCTATTTATCCGCAGCGCACTCATCATGGACGGCTCGATCGATAACGCCAAAATAGGTAACTACATCCAGTCAACAAACTACATCGCTGGCACGATGGGCTGGAGGATTGATAAAAACGGGACTATCGAGATCAACGGCGCGGTAACCGGCCAGGGAAGGCTGGTCATCACGAATAACCGGATCGTCTCGTATGACCAGCTAAATCGCCCGGCAGCAGTTATGGGACAGAGGTTGTAATGCAGGCATTTATTCAGGGAACCAGCTTCGATGCCATCAACTCGATGGCGGTTAATTATGTGATGGATGTGTTAGATATCTCCGGTTCGGGTAGCAAGGCGTACCCGGCGGGATGTACCTACCAGGCCAACCTGATGATCGAGACGGCCGTCTCCGCGCTCCCGACAAATAACCCGTATCAGGTAAACGTGGCCGGGAATGTCGTTTCATGGAACGTAGCGACGCCGGTTCGTCTGGTCGTGCTGGCCACGCCCAATCCTGGGCGTGATTCGGACTATTTTGGTTTCTCGCTTTACACCTATGACGCCAACGGGAACAAAACGGTAAAGCTTGCCCCGGATTTTGTGCCGTTCTGTCTGGTTGATGTTATCGACGTGCCGCCCGGTGGGCAGCTGATACAGACGCGGATCCCCGTCAGCCAGAAAATCGTCACGTTTCACCGTTTGCCGAACGCAGACGGACGGTTATCAACGTCCGTATATTCGGTGGTTAACTCCGGCGGATATCATGCGTTTTCGTTTAACGCCTCTGGTATCACACAGACGGGCTGCCGGATCTACGTATTCTCAAACTATCTGGTGAACATCCCCGACTGGGGATTTTTCGTTTACCGGGATGGGACGCTGGTCTGGCACAGCAACTGCCTGCCGCTGAATATGGGGCTGATGACCGGCGATATGTCATCGGCCACACCGCTGGCGGTTACGCCCGGCGTCACTTCTCTGATCTTCATACCAGGTGACCCATCCGCACCAACCAGCGGCGGCTATTTGAATACCAGCTGCTCTGCCGCCGGGTATAGAAACGGCACATGGCAGGCGGTGATAGCAAACGTATTTTCCAGCCGTATTATCTCGTCGCAGGAGGCCGCATCAGTCAAGCCCTGGGCTATTCGTGGTTACGTGGGTTACATCGATTGCAGTATTTATGACCAGTATTACCCCTATGCACTCGGGCGCGTTTAGATAGCCCGTCTATATTTCAAACAACCCGCTTCGGCGGGTTTTTTATTTCCGGAGAGAAAAATGGCCATTATTGACGATAATCTGGCAAAGTCGATTACTGAGGTATTACGTCTGTCGCAGCTGGATTTGATGAATCAGGATGCATTTTTTAACAGCGTGAATGACACTGTTGTCATTACCAGAGCTGATGGCACGCAGTTGACTATCAAAAGCGCCTCCGGCCTGATGAACGCTACGGGTACGGTAGGCGGCAAAACAGGCGGGACAGTGACAACTCCTGTTAATGCTACCGGATCCCTGGGGATCATTACTAATGCTTCGAGCTTTGGCGCGCTGAACTTTATATACCCATCAACTCTGAAAACTATGGCCTATGGCTTCTGTGAAAACTACGGTGATCTCGTTTTTGTCACTACTGCTGCGACAGTAGCAGGCACAGAAAAATATTTCTCGATGCGGCAAAATGGAAACTTTTCGACGCAGGGTAATATCAGTTGCTCATCGCTCACCCAGACCTCTGATGCTGACAAGAAAACCGACGTTGCGCCGATTACAGATGCGCTATCCCGACTGGCCAGGATTGACGGTGTTACGTTCAAATGGGTCGACAGTGAGTTACCTTCAGCCGGCGTGATAGCTCAGAAACTGCTTGAGGTGCTTCCGGAGGCCGTCGGCTCGGTCTTTGACGACTACGACCAGTATCAGCAGGTGGAAGAAATGAACGGCGAAGGTGAAATCGTCGTTGTGAATCGACTGGTCAGAAAGCGCGACGAGAGCAAGCGCAGTTATACGGTTGAGTATTCCGGCGTGGTAGCGCTGTGTGTGCAGGCCATTAAAGAGCTGAAAACAAAAGTCGAAACGCTGGAGAAACAGAGTAAGAAACAAGCAAATATGGAAGCGTTTCTGAAGGCGATGGGATATAACCCGGAAACGGATTATACCGCCACCGCAGAAAATCAATAGGCCGCACCGTATTGCATTCGTTACCGCCTCAATCTACTGTATATATACACAGTATTTTACAAAGGAGGTAATAATATGCACTTGCAACGTCTTATTTTCCCGGAAACTCCGGTTCAGATCCCCATTTACGGGGACACAATATCCGCCGGCTTCCCCAGCCCGGCGGCTGATTATATCGAGAGCGGCATCGATCTGGTGTCGCATCTTATCCCCCATCCTTCATCGACCTATACGCTACGCGTTGCCGGCGACTCAATGATAAACGCCGGTATTACCGACGGCTCATACCTGCTGGTAGATTTCAGCCTGACGCCCCAGCACGGCGATATTGTTATCGCCAACCTCGGCGGCGAGTTCACCGTAAAACGTCTGATCACTACCCCCAATGCCCAGCTACTCCCCGAAAACCCAGCTTATCCCGCAATTCCCATCTACGACGGCGAAGACATCGAGATCGTCGGCGTGGTCATCACCATCATCAAAACGCTGCACCGCAATCATGTTCGCCCTCGTTGATATGAATTCGTTTTACGCCAGCTGCGAAACCGCATTCCGGCCAGACCTCGCCGGGCGGCCGATTGTCGTCCTGTCTAACAATGATGGCTGCGTTATAGCGCGTTCTGCAGAGGCCAAGCGCTTCGGTATCAAAATGGGCGTGCCGTGGTTCCAGCTGCGTGAGACGCCGTTCCCGGAGCGCATTATCGCGTTCTCAAGTAACTACGAGCTCTACGGCGATATGAGCCAGCGCGTGATGACGACGCTGGAAGAGCTCTGTCCCCGCGTCGAGGTATATTCGATAGACGAGGCGTTTTGCGATCTGTCCGGCGTGCGAAACTGCCGCGACCTGCTGGATTTTGGCCGGGAGATCCGCGAGACCGTCTGGCGCAACACGCGCCTGAAATGCGGCGTGGGCATCGCGCCGACAAAGACGCTGGCCAAGCTGGCGAACCGGGCCGCTAAAATGTGGCCGCAGACCGGTGGCGTTGTGGATTTGTCGAACGTCGATCGGCAGCGCCGGCTGATGGCGCTGATGCCGGTGGAGGAAGTGTGGGGCGTCGGCGGGCGCATCGCTAAAAAGCTGCAGGCGATGGGGATCAGCAAGGCCCTACAGCTGGCCGATACCGATATCCGGTTTATCCGGAAACATTTTAACGTCGTGCTCGAGCGCACGGTACGGGAGCTGCGCGGCGAGTCCTGTCTCGAGCTGGAAGAGTTCGCCCCGGCGAAGCAGGAGATCGTCTGCAGCCGCAGTTTTGGCGAGCGCATTACCGACTATGATGCGATGCGCCAGGCGGTCTGCTCCTATGCTGCCCGGGCGGCGGAGAAGCTGCGTGGCGAGCATCAATACTGCAGATACATTTCGGTATTCGTGAAGACGTCGCCGTTCTCCGGGGAGCCGTACTACGGTAACAATGTCGGCACGAAACTGATGACCCCGACACAGGATACCCGGGACATTATCTCGGCGGCCACGCGTTGTCTCGATGCCGTATGGCGTGATGGCCATCGCTATCAGAAAGCGGGGATCATGCTGGGAGATTTCTTCAGCCAGGGCGTTGCGCAGCTCAATCTGTTTGACGACAACGCGCCCCGGTCAGACAGCGACGCGCTGATGTCGCTTATGGACCGTCTGAACCAGCAGGGGCGCGGCACACTGTATTTTGCCGGGCAGGGCGTCCAGCAGGCATGGCAAATGAAGCGCGAAATGCTCTCGCCGTGCTACACGACGCGGCTGTCTGATATTCCGATCGCCAGGGCGAATTAAAGGGCGATGATGGGACCATGGTCCCAGTTTGGGCGGGATTCTGTGGCGGTTTCCTGCTGCGCCATGTTGGCGAAAGCCCTGCCGCAGGCACGGCAGGGCGTTTTTTTACAGAACGTAGCGCAAGGTTATTTCGGGATTAGCTCAGATAGCTACATATGTTGGTAAGTTGACGCGTACTCCGGCAGAGGGTAAATTTATTTTAATTATCAGATGCCGATGGCAAGGGACGGGCAGGAGTGGATATAAAATATTACGTAAGAAATTCTATTTATGGTCTGATTGTTTTCGGGATAGGCGTATTTATTCTTCGTAATGATACAGATGTGCCGGCAGTACGACTGTTGATTGCCCTGGGCTTTGTGAGCTGCCTGTTTTTCCCCTTTGCCAAGAAAGCTATTGAAACTGTTGCTCTTAAGTACTCAACGATTGAGGACTGGACAACTGGTGCTTACATTGAAACGCCGATGAAGAGTGGCCTGTATGCAATGTATTACATGGTTATTTTCGCGGTAACAATACCGATTGCTATTATTTACATGATATATCTTGCAGCCACAAAAAAGGCCACATAATGTGGCCTTTTTAATGTTGATTACTGAATAAGTTTTACAGCTTTGTTCACCAGGTCTTCGTTCACCATAGCTGAAACGGCAGTTATGATTACGACATACCCCAAAATACCGACGGGAGCGCCGAGAATCATGCTAAACGCCCATGCAGTAAGAATACCGGCATCGCGGGCCAGTATTAGTGAATATGCTTTAACAAAGAATGATCGCCAGTCGCCAGTTAGAACCGCATTATAAAGAGACATACCAAGGTCATAAATATCCATGGTAGCGCTGACAATGCCAAATGTTTTGCCAAACGCTTTCAGGTTAGCAGCCGCCTGAGCACGGTCGATGGATGCCACAGCATTGGCAATTGCCGTGCGATTTGAAACAGAAAGGTTGGCATCCAGGATAGCCTGATTACGTGTGAAAGCGGCCATAGCCCTGTCCACATCGAACATAGTCTGTCCCTTAGCCGCCGCCGCCAGTTCCTGGGCGATTGCTGCCTGTTGCGCGCCAAAATTCTCGCCTACTGCTTTAAAGAAATCGGCTGTCAATTTCACCGCAGCTGCATACTCGCTACGCTCTTTCACGCCTTCGTTGTAGGCGTTGGTTAGCGTAGGAACTTCAACGAATTTGTATTTGCCGGTGAATACCTCGATCTGCGTACCGTGACCCACGCCGCTTTCCCGGTAGATCGGCGTCATAATCCCGACTTTGCCACCTTCAAGCTTAAAGTTCGGTGGAATGGTTCCGGAGCGAATAAAGTTCGCAGCATCGTTCCAGTTGCTCACTCCGCCATTTAAACCGGCACCACCGTTACTCTGCGGCGTGCCAACCCCGGTAAATCCCCCGACAGTATTACTAGTTGTGGAGGAGCCACCGCTGCTGACAGTATGGCTTTCGCCAGCAATATCCGCGCTATAGCCACCATCGCCATTACTGCGAATGTTTGAAACCTGTGATGGGCTAATTTGCGTGCCGCCATAGCTATTAAACTGAGCTGCAATATCGGATGCATTAGGGGAACGGGTTCCTACCGGATTACCATAACCGTCCAGCTTGATACCGCCGCCACCAATACTGCCTGAGTCATCACCGCCATAATGCACGCCGTCTTTGGTCCAACCACCACCAAAACCAGTCCAGGACATGTTATTTTCCTTATTATTTGCTGTGTATTAATAGTTATGAGTAGCCAGCGTGCGGATTATTATTATCAGAGTTAACTCTGCATTCCGTCACTAAGAAGCTGGCATATACCACTGTATATATAACAATGTGTTTTTATACAGTAAACCGTATGCTACGCCTCAGAAACTGCAAAGTCAACTTAGCAATAAAGCACTATTACTACTGATTTTGATAGGTATTTATAAATTTAACTTAAGTTTCTTAACTCGAGTGTGTACTTGCTCAGTAGCATTTTCAGGTGAAATGTGAGGTAGTCTGTCTGACTTGAGGGGATTTAAATCGACCTGGCTATATATGAATTTGCTGAAATCAAGAAAGCAAAAATTAAGTGTTTCTGGCGTATTTTGTAACAGGTAAGTTAATAAGTTCCTGTAAGTTTCAAAGAAGGCTTAATAACTTTTATTTAGGGATGGGCTGGTAATTAATTTACTTATATCCGAATAAACTAAAGAGATGTGATATGGGACCATGGTCCCATTCAGGACAGGATTCTGTAGCGGTTTTCAGCCGCGCTGGATTGGCAAAGCCCTGCTGCAGGCACAGCAGGGCAACTTTTTACAGGACGTAGCGGCGGTTGATCTCAGCAGCGATAACCCCTAGACGCTTCTCTTCATCCTGGTTCTCTTTCATCGCGGTACGCGCGAACGGGATCAGAGACTGCAGCTCGTTGGTCGTGATGTCGTAGTTAATAGACGCTGCTGCAGCGCGAATACAGGTTACAACCTGGTCAACTTCCATCATGGCCTCATCCACCACGCTGCTTACTGCGGCCTGTTGTTCGGCCTGGTGCTGTTCCAGCAACGTCTCGATCTTCTTCAGCAGGTCCGCTGGCGCTTTGCTGAGCTGGAACGACACCACGTCACCACGGTATTTCGCTTTAACACCCGCCCCGAAGACGCGCTCACGCGCGGCTGGCTTAGCCGGTTTATCCCCGACCGCGTGCAGCTGCGCCAGCACATCGTCAGTCTCTAAATCTTCCCCACTCTTCCGGCGGCGTGTCAGGCGCTGGGTAAGCGCCATCATGGCCTCGGGGTGGGCTTCATAGGCTTTTGCCAGGGCTTCGCCAGCGCGGGCGCTCAGCTCGTTAGGGTTGCTGAACAGACCCACAATCTCGCGCGGCAGCTCGGCGGTGCGCATGCAGCGCATGATGATCTTACGGGAGATGCATTCCGCCTCGGCCAGCTTGCTGACGTTGCCGTTAAAATCCGATTCCAGCCGGCGCGCGTAGCGTTTTCCGCGCTCATACGCAGACGTCGGGCGATAGTCGTTGCCGATCTGCGAGAGCCAGGCCATCTGCGTTTCGTCGAGCTCGCCAATCAGCACACGATATTCGCTGTCGGTGATGATGGCCGCCATACGGCGGCGGCTACCGTCGGCAACCTCAATCACACCGTTAATCCTGCGGCCGAACGCGGGGTTCTGCTGCCCGGACGTCAGAAAAGACGGGATCAGGTCATCCAGCGCGGCGGTGTTCAGCAGCTGCTGGTCGCGCTCGTTCCCGGCCCATACCATAGTGGCGCGTTCCACACGCCCTGCAGGTACGGTTTCCAGCGTGAATTTTACCTCACGGCCGCAAACCGGCAGCGTGATGGTATTTCCGTTCATGCCACTGATGCGGCGGGACAGATCGCCCAGCACCGGTGATGCCGGCACAGCCGAAGGCGCTGATGCAGGTCGCGGCTGGCTGGTAGCTTTAGTCAAATCAGGGGCGTTTTTCATCGTTGTGCGTTTCACTTGGCGTCCTCCCAGCGCGGTTTAATCAGTTTCTCAAAAATCTCTTTGCACACCGGCTCCCATATGGTCAGGGCATTCTTCCAGGCACTAAATGAGGAGCGCTGTTTGGTTGCCTGTTCGAATATAGTACGCATGCGGATCTGTCCTTTGCCCACCTCTTCGGTCACTTTCACAGCCTCTTTCAACACCAGGCTACCCCATGCATCGCGGATATGCTCTTCCATCCATGGAGACTGGCTATTCGCTGCATTGCTGTATTTGGTCAGCAAAATACGGACTTCCGGCTCGAAATCATCTGCGCCCAGATCTACGGTGCTGAGCATATCGCGCAGCATGGTAAAGAACTGCAGCGTAGAGGTGTAGTCATAGAGCTCGGCTGGCGTGGGAACGACAATCACGTCAGCAGCGCTGACAACGTTGATGGTGCCAATGCCAAGGTTCGGTGCGCTGTCTATGACGATCACATCGTAGTTGTCCCACACGGACTCGATAGCTGCACGCAGCATCATATGCGGAGCCTGCGGTAAGCGGCCTGCGTCATGCAGTTGCATCAGCTCAGTTTCGATACGGTGCAGGGACAGACAGCTCGGGATGATATCGAGGTTCGGCCAGCACGTCGGCTTGATGGCATACTCTGCGTCATCGCGCTCGCCGAGGTAAAACGGGAGAAGGGTGTCTTCGGCGTGGATATTCAGATCCGGTACAAACCCATGATACATCGAGGCAGTGCCCTGCGGGTCGTTACCCTCTACCAGCAGCACGCGCTGCCCCTGTATGGCCAGCCACTGCGCCAGATGCACCGAGCTGGAAGTTTTGTACGCCCCGCCCTTGTGCGCGGCCACGGCCAGCACCACCGGATCAGCATCAGCTGGGCGGTGACGAACCGTGCCAAACACTTCACGCATGTAGTTGATCTGCTCAATGGTGTAGCCAATACGCTGCTCCACGCGGCCGCGTTTTTCCATATCCGGCACCGGCAAACGGCCTGATTTCTCCGCGTCACGAATAGCCTGCGGTGATACGCCTACCAGCTCCGCTGCCTCTGTAATACCCCAGCGGCGCGTAATCTTTCGTGCCTCCGGGCTGTCATCGCCAAACTGCGCGACAGCGATCGCGCGGGTCATTTCCTGTCCTGCTGCGATACACTGGTCCAGCGTCTGAATTAATCCCATCACGTCCCTTCCCGTTTCGTTAACTTTGCTTTCAAACATTAAATCTTACATTTCGGCGCAAAGCAACCCCGTTTACGCAAAGTTGCGCCATTGACGCAAAGCTAATAAATACTTGCAAAGTTGAATGAATCCGGTCAGGATTTGCCGGCACGAAAAAACACATTGACGAAACGGTCAGGTGCGCGCTAACGTAGTGTCGCTGCAGCAAAATCTGCAGCCGGGCGTAGGAACCCGGATGACCAAACGACGCACAACACGCGCCAGCGTGTTTTTTTGTGTGCAAAGCCTGTGTATGCCCAAATTATGGTGGCTCAGGCGGGGCAGCCTTCGGGCTGGCCGGTTTCGTTTGGTACCGGTATTCCTACCCCCGTCTGGGCTGCCACCCCAAAGAGCGTAGGAACTCTGGTGGTAGCGACATCTACCAAACGGAGCTGCTCACATGTACCAGTTCAAATTCGCGGCTATCTGCCGTACTGACAAGAAAAACCACGTCCATTTTTTAAGCACGATCGCCGATACCGAGCGCGACGCACGTCGCCAGCTCGCGGGTAAATTTGTGCTCTTCTTCCGTGCCCGCCTGCCTGCAGCAGGAGGTGTCGCATGAATCAGTTAAAGCTGAACGAACACGGCCTTTCTGAATCGCTGGAGTCGCTTCTGGCGCAGATTAATGCGCTGGCCAGCGTCGCGCACTTCACCATCAGCAACGCCAGTGCATCGCTCTATCTCGATGACGCTGCCCAGCTGCTCATCACCCTTAAAAATCTGACGGCCGAGGCTGAGCAGTATCGTGCCGAGTGGGAAAACCTCATTCCCCGGGCGCGTCGCTGATGCTGTACGCCGTCCGCTTACGCCTGTACCCGAACGTCGCGCAGCGTGAGTTTTTCGCGAAGACGTTCGGGTGCTGCAGGTGGGTGTTTAACGATGCGCTGGCACACTGCCAGCGGCTTTATGAAGCTGGTGCAAAGCGTCCTTCTGCTTACGATCTGGCAAAGCGCGTAGTAATCCTGAAAGCTGAGCTGCCCTGGCTGGGTGATGCAGACAGCCAGGCGCTGACATATGCCTGCAGCTCAGTGGATCAGGCGTACAAGAATTTTTTCCGACGGGTAAAAGCTGGCGAAGCGCCGGGCTTTCCCCGGTTCAAGTCTAAGCATCGGAGTGATGCCAGCTATACAGCGACTGCCGCCACCAGCATTGCACTGGAGCCCCATCGGCTGAAGCTGCCGAAAGCGGGCTGGGTGCGCAGCCGGGGTGGCCGTCAGTGGGACGGTAAAATTAAACGGGCCACGGTACGCCAGACGGCGACCGGGAAATATTATGCCACCGTTCTGGTGGATGACGGCCGGGAGCTGCCGGCACAGCCGGAAACAGCATTGACGCCGCTGGGCATTGATGTTGGCTGCAAAACCGAAGGCTTCACGCACCAGTTTGCGGCCCTTTCCACCGGGGAGCTTATCAGCGCGCCGGCGGCGTACAAGCGTCAGCAGAAGCGGCTGCGCAGCGCGCAGCGGCGGCTCTCACGTAAACAGAAGGGCAGCGCCAATCGCCTGAAGCAGAAGCGCCGCGTCGCGCAGCTGCACGAGCGCATCAGCGCCGTTCGCCGTGACTTCCTGCATAAACTGACCAACCAGCTGACACGCGAGAACCAAGCGTTAGCCGTGGAAGATCTGAATGTGCAGGGAATGATGCGCAGGCCTGCGGCGAAGCCTGACCCGGAACGCCCGGGGGCTTTCCTGCCGAATGGCGCGAGCCGCAAGCGGGGGCTGAACCGGTCGCTGGCCAGCGTGAGCCTGGGGGAGTTTTTCCGCCAGCTGGAGTACAAATGCGCCTGGCGCGGTGTGGCGCTGCTGAAGGTCGGGCGCTGGGAGCCATCCAGTAAGCGCTGCAGCAGCTGCGGCGAGATTAATGATGCACTGACGCTGGCAGACCGCCGGTGGCAGTGTCAGGCGTGCGGCACGGAACATCACCGCGATATTAATGCCGCCATGAATATCGCTGCCCGGGCAGCGTAAACGAACAGATAGGGCGCGGCCCGCCCGAATTAACGCCTCCGGACATGGACAGTGTGCCGTGGATGAACGAGGAAGCCGCCGTAAACGCTGGTGGAATTTTAAGGGGTAAATTTACCCATTAAATTTAGCCAGCTACCGTAAGGGTTAGCCCACGCGGGCGGGGACAGGTCGTGGACGCTGTACCAGATTGGCCGGTACTTTGAGGTTAGCCCACGCGGGCGGGGCCGGGTATTTAGAGACCACTACAGGACTACGTGGGCGAGGCCGGGGATTAAGCGACCACTATAGAAGGAGGGGCCGGTTGCCCGGAAGCGCACTATCTCAAAATCAGGGCTTTTTGAGAAAGCCGGAGATGGGCGAGTAGTCTCACGTGTGAGACAAATGCGGGACCGTGGTCCCAGTGTATAGGTACAAAAAAACCGCCTCTCGGCGGTTTCTCTGGCAGATCAGCCTGGCTGGCCTATCTGCTATCACATACAACTTCCGAAGGTTTGGCGACCATTCGAGATTTGCTGTGAGACTGCAAGTTGATCAGATGTATTTTCGAACACACAGACGAATACGTCAACCTATCTACTTCATAGTGACAAAGTTACTAGTGAGTTATCTGGACAGGCGTACTAAAAAAAATATTTTTACTAAGAAATGCTCCCATCATATACTCATTAATGACTGAGGCTTCTTGCCCTTAACGTCAGCAGTAAATCGTGGTCATTTAGACTTTTGATAAATATGATCGGTCCGAAGGTAGCGAATTTCCTTGTCGGGTAAGTTCCGACTTTGGCAGCAGAACAAGTGAGTCTGAGTAGGCGCTATGCGCGAACACAGAGAGCTTGGCTTTCTGCTGAAGACCATCATACGAGGAGCCGAGTGGAGACAATTGGCACCGTATCCGCAATAGATTTAACAATCATTTGCGATCTATCAATAGTAAGGCGCTCACCGGTGGCACGGTTTGGCGGGTTTCAGCGTCGGGTGAAAACCCAATACTGAATAGTGTCCTTAATCACGAGGCTGTGAGACTGCAAGTTGATCCTTTGGTCTGGTCACAGGCGTTAAACGGCCCGTTACGTACCTTGTGATGTACAGCCTCCTTTAACCGGGAGGTGAAAAATGCCAAAAAAAAGTAAAAAGTCGAGCGGGAAAAAAGGTGGAATGCCAGCGTTGCTAATCACATTGCTGCTTTCTGCTCCAGGAACGTTGCAAGGGGTAAGTGAAAAGGGCAACCTCGTAATAAACCTATTGTTTAACGTGACGATTGTTAATGGAAGCAACAATGCGACCATTAACAATCAAAGTTCTGTACGATAAATTGAGGGGGCGGAGTTCCGAAGGGGGCTCCGCCTTTCTTAATTAAGACGTACGCCAGAAGAAAGATACACACCCCAGCAACACGGCCAAAAGCTGGATCTTCAGCCTGGCAGCCTTTCACATCCTGCAATCTGATCGAATTTTTAAAGGTTAATGTTGATCGCGATAGCCGACTCGCTAATGCCAGTAGCTCCGCTAATAAACCTTTTCGCTTCAGCTACGGCTTCCGGGAGGGAGAGCTGGACAGCTGGCTGTGTTTCATGCTTTTCAACAGGCGATGAAACTAGTTCTGA